AAGGAACCTCTCGCCCCGTCTCTCTCTAGGGGTGGCGGGGGGGTATGCCGTTCGCCACGGGGTGTGACGTTTTGCGCTGCACGTGACGTTCGACCAGGGCGGGAACTACGGGCGTGTAATTCGAGAGTTACATGGGTGTGACTCAGCAGCGGGCCGACCTCGAGTTGCTGCGGGCTGGACTGTTGGCGGCGTTCGAGTCGGCGGACGACGCGGTGAAGGCGCAGATTGCCGGCCAGTTGCGGGCGACCATCAAAGACCTCGCCGGGCTGGCGGAACCTACGGAAGCGTCGGTAGCGGATGAGCTCAGGCGTCGACGTGAGAATCGGGTCGCAGGAACCGGTGATAATTCACCGGCCGCCAAACGTGGTCAGTCTCGACGACGCGGAGGCGACAATAGAACTGGCTGACGCTTACGGCGTTTGCTCCGGGTTCCCGTTGTCGGAGTCGCAGAAAATCACGTTGAGGAACGCGCTCGGCACCCGTGTTGATGGGAGTTGGGCGGCGAGTCGGGTAGCGAACTTCGGGCCACGGCAGGGCACCGGGAAGAACGACGCGATAGCGGCCCGTGAGCTCGCCGGCCTGGTCCTGTTCGACGAGCAGTTAATTATCCACACGGCGCACGAATTCCCGACCGCCAACGAATCGTTCCTCCGTCTCGTCGCCGTCTTCGAAAACTACGATGACCTGCGGAAACTCGTCGCCCACATCTATTACGCGAACGGGAACCAGTCGATTGAGTTCCTGACCGGCGCCCGCATCCTCTACAAGACCCGCACCGGCGGCGGGCTGCGTGGCTTCGCGAAGGCCGATTTGATTGTCTACGACGAAGCGCAGCATCTACTACGTGACCACACCGCGGCGTCCGGCCCGGCGAGGTTGACGAACCCGAACAGCCAAACCTGGTATGCCGGTTCCGGTGGGCTCGCCACGTCGCAGAAAGCGTGGGCCATACGCCGCGAAGCTGTTCTAGGTATCGGCGGCCGGCTGGCGTACACGGAAATGACCGCCGAAACCGTCCAAGTCGTCGGCGGGAAACCGGTGTTCACCGCACCCGCCGACCCGCTTGACCCGGACGTCTGGTACCGGTGCATGCCCGGTTTGGGCCTGTGGGTCACCGAAGAATCCGTCGACGACCTGCACCAAGACCTGAAAGATATGTTCCCTCGCGAGGGCCTGTGCGTGTGGGACGCCGACCCGACCGACGACCCTTCCTTGTTCGGCGAAGGCGTCTGGCCGGCGCTGTGTAGCCCGACCGTCGCCCCCGCTGGCCGGCTCGTGTTCGGCGTCGACGTCACACCGGAACGCTCGAGCGCAGCCATCGTCGTATGCGACGGCGAATCCCGCATCGAACTGCTCGAGCACCGCACCGGCGTCGGCTGGCTCCGGGCGCGCGTCGCCGAGCTCGCCACCACCCACGGCGCGACCGTCGCCGTTGATACCGGCTCCCCGGCCAACTCGTTCGGCGACGAATGGGAACGCGCCGGCGTCGAAGTGAAACGGCTTGCATCGCGCGAAATGGCCGGGGCGTGCGGTTCGTTCTTCGACGCCGTCACCAACGCCACCATCCAAGTTCGGACGCATCCGTCGTTGACGGCGGCGGCCGCCGGCGCCCGGCAACGCCATTCCGGCGACGTTTGGTACTGGGCGCGCCGCGACAGCACCGTGGACGTCACCCCGCTCGTCGCCGCCAGCATCGCGCGGTGGGTGGCGTCGGACCCCGGCCAAACCTACGAACCGCTCATTGAATGGCGCTGACCATGTTGCAACTTGTTGCCCTGCTCGGCGTCTGCCTGGTCATCGCCGGTACCGGGCTCATCTACTACCCCGCCGCCCTCATTGTCGCTGGTGGATTCCTGCTGTTCTTTGCCTACACGGAGGGCTGACTTGCGTAAGCTCTTCCGACGCGAACCACCGACCGCGGACCGCGAATCGTTCGACTGGTATTTGCAACAACTGCAGCAGTACGCCGCATGGTCGACCGGTGGGAACACGTACGTCCAGCCGTTCCAAACGACTATCCCCGGCCAGAAGGCGGCGTCGGTCGCGCCGACGTTCACCGGTTACGTCGACGGCGGCTACAAATCCAACGGCGTCGTCTTCGGCCTCGCGTCGGTCCGCATGCGGGTGTTCTCAGAGGCACGGTTTCAGTGGCAGTCGATGAAGAACGGCCGCCCCGGCGACCTGTTCTCCAATACTGACCTCGCGCTGCTCGAGTACCCGTGGCCCGGCGGCACCACCGGCGATTTGTTGTCGGCGATGATTCTCCGCTCGGATTTCGCGGGGAACGCGTTCGTCGTCCGCTCCGGTAACCGGCTCGTGATGCTGCGCCCCGACTGGGTGCAAATCATGCTCGCCGACCTGTATCACTCCGACGGCGTGCAAGACGGCGGCGCTATCGCCTATGAGACGGTCGGCTTCGCGTACTACCACGGCGGTGTCAGCACGACGAAACGCCCGGTTGTGTTCTTGCCGCACGAAGTCGCGCATTTCATGCCGCAACCCGACCCCGCCGCGAACTACCCCGTCGGCATGTCGTGGCTCACCCCCGTGATACGTGAGCTCCAAGCGGACGGCGCCGCCACGGCGCACAAGCTCAAGTTCTTCGAGAACGCCGCCACCCCGAACCTCGCCGTGTCTATGGCGAAAGAAGTCACCCCCGCCCAGTTCCGCGAGTTCGTCGAAATGATGGACGAGAAACACAAGGGCTCAGCGAACGCCTACAAGACCTTGTATACGGGCGGCGGCGCTGACGTCACCGTCGTCGGCGCCGACATGCGCCAACTCGACTTCAAAGTCACGCAGGGCGCCGGAGAAACGCGGCTGGCGCAAGCGGCGGGCGTGCCACCGGTAGTCGCCGGGCTGTCTGAGGGCCTACAAGGCTCGAGCCTGAACGCCGGGAATTTCGGGCAAGCCCGCCGCCAATTCTCTGACATGACGATGGCGAACCTATGGCGCAACGTCTGCGGCTCGCTCGAAACGCTGTTCAACCCGCCCGGCCCGGCCCGACTCTGGTACGACACCCGCGACGTTGCGTTCCTCCGTGAAGACCAGAAAGACAACGCCGAAATCCAGTCGACACGCGCGACCGCAATCTCGAGCCTCATCATGTCCGGGTACACACCCGAATCGTGCGTCGCCGCCATCCTGGCCGACGACATGAAACTGCTGGTTCACACCGGCCTGTTCTCCGTTCAGCTACAGGCACCCGGCGCGACGACGCCCGACCCGACGGAACCCGCCGAGAAGCCTGCTGAACCGGCACAGCCCGCGCTGCCTGGCATCTAGCCCAAAGGAAACCGCATTGGACGAACAACTTATTGAACGCGTCGCGCCCGCGGACCTGACAATCCGCGGCGACGGCCGCACCGTGTATGGGCTCGCCGTGCCGTTCGACAAAGAAGCCACCGTCAATGACGGGTTCGGCGCGTACCGCGAGGTGTTCCGCGCTGGCGCGTTCGCGCGGTCTATCAACGCCGGCGCTGCGCAGCGCGTCAAGTTCTACACGAACCACGGCCACCGCCAAAACCGACTCCCCATCGGGAAGGCGTTGTCGCTCCGCGAAGACCCCGCCGGGCTCATCGGCGAGTTCTATGTGTCCGACACCCGCGACGGCAACGAAGCCCTGAACCTCGTCCGCGACGGCGTCTTGGATTCGTTCTCTGTCGGCTTCGCGAAAGTCAAAGAACGCGCCGACAAATCCGGGCTGGTGGAACGAACAGAAGTGAAACTGCACGAAGTTTCCCTGGTCGCGCACCCCGCCTACGAAGGCGCCTACGTCGCCGGCGTCCGCCAGCACTTCACCGACCAAGAGCTCGAAATATTCAGCGATGAAGAGCTACTGCGTTTCATCGCGATGGCACAAGACCTCGTCACTCAGAGAAGCGAACCCGCCGACGGCACTTCGCCAACTGACCCGACAGAAACCCAAGACGACCCGCTGGGGGAGCACTCGTCGCGGACACGTACCCGCGCGCAGCGCATCGCGCTGCTGACCCTTCAAGGAATCAAGCTATGACCCGTATTCATCAGATTCGTCAGCGAATCGCCGAGCTCGATGTCGAGTGCATCCGGCTCGCCGACCTCGAGGACATCACCCCGGAAGACGACGCGACGCTGTCCGCCCATGTGGCGGAACGGCAAGCGTTGGTCACCGAGCTCGGCCCGCTCGAGGTGCGCGAAACGCAACTCGAAGCTATCCGCAACGCACAGGTTGGCGGCACCGGCGACGGCCCCGCCACGTTCAACCGCGACATCAACATCGCGCCGCGCACCGCGGACGACATCTACGACCTGTCCGACCGCTCCGCTTTCCACGGCATGAGCGACCGGCAGTTGCAAACCGAGTTCAGCGGCCGCGCGATGAAGTCCGTCGAAACCATCCGTGGACTCGACGACGCCAACCGCGAGAAGCTGATGGTTCTGCTCGAGCAGGAAGCAGCGAAGCCGGCGCACAAAGTCACCATCGACCCGGACACGAAAGCCCGTGGTATCGCCGAGCACATCTTGCGTACCGGTTCCCCCGCGTACCGCGAGGCGTTCAACAAGGGCCTGTACGGCCGTCAGTACGAATGGACGGAAGCAGAACGCGCCAGCATGTCGTTGACCGCGGCGAACGGCGGCAACATGCTGCCCTACCTGCTTGACCCGTCGCTCGTCCTCATCAATGACGGCTCGGTGAACGAATTCCGGCAGATTTCCACCGTCAAGACCGGTAACCAGAACGTGTGGCACGGCGTGTCCACGTCCGGTGTCACGGCGGAATGGCTCGCAGAGACGTCGGAAGCGGCGGACAAGTCGCCGACCGTCGCCGCTATCACCATCACCGCCTACAAGGGCTCCGCGTGGATTCAAGCCACGCAGGAATTCTTCGAAGACGGTTCGATTGAGACGGAAATCGGCCGGCTCGTCAACGACGCGAAGGACAATCTCGAGGCGACGGCGTTCGCGACGGGTAACGGCACGACCGCCCCGCAAGGCATCGTCACCGCTTTGGGGCTCGTGACCGCTTCGCGTCTCTCGGGTGTGTCGGTTACCGGCGGCATCCAATCGACCGGCGTCCTGAATGTCTCGGACATCTACGCGCTGGACAACGACCTTGGCTCGCGCTGGCGGAAAAACGCTTCGTGGATGGCGAACAAAGCCACCTACAACGCCGTCCGCCGTCTCGGCGACCAAGCGAACAACAACTCGACGTTTTGGGTTGACTTGGGTGGCGGGCTGCCGTCAATGCTCATCGGCTACAACATTCACCAGTCGAGCGGCATGGACTCGTCCGTCGTGTCGGGCAGCACAGACGATGTACTCATACTTGGAGACTTTCGCACTGGCTACTACATCTACGACCGCATCGGTATCTCCGTTGCGTTTGAGCCGATGGTGAAGGGCTCCGGGTTCCGCCCGACCGGCCACGTGGGCTGGTGGGCGCATTGGCGAACGGGCGCCGGTTGCTCCGCTGAACAAGCGGCGTGTTTCCGAATGCTTCGCCTGTAGCGAAGTCCTAGTTGTCGGGAGGGTGGCGCGCGTCCTGCTACGCGCGCTGCCCTTCTGGCTAAACGATGCCTGGCAGGAGGCACTGTGAGCAAGAAGAATGCTGGGTTGACGCTGCCCAAACGCGACACGTTCGCTACGGGTATGCGTGTCAACAAGTCACGCGACCAAGAGAAAGTCGTCGTTGCGTACCCGCGTCATCATGACGTGTCGGGCCGGTTCATGACGTGTTTCGACATGCTCCGACAGCACGATTTTATGAACAAGCAGCGCGTCGCGGTCGGCGGCGGGCACATGCCGACGCAGACGTCGATTGTGACGCAGGCCCGCAACGAGCTCGCCCGGAAGTTTCTTTCGGAGCACGACGCCGACTGGCTGTGGTTCATCGACACCGACATGACGTTCCCGCCCGACATCTTGGACCTGTTGGTCGAAGCGGCGCACCCGCGGGACCGCCCAATCATGGGCGCGTTGTGTTTCTCGATTCAGAACGGCTACAAAGCCTGCCCGACTATCTATGTGCCGCGCGACGACGGGAAAGTCGGCCGGGTCTTCGAATACCCGCGTAACACGCTGATGAACGGCATCT